GAAGAAGACGTGCAACTCCTAGATTCACGCGCTACCGCGGTCCTTGTTGGACCAACGAACGGCGCAATGGAGGACCCACGCAACTTCGCCAAGGGTCAGGTATATCTGTCTCGTAAGACAGTCCGGAAAGTCTGGTTTAGTGGTGCGTTTGTTTACTTCGTCCCGCCGGATATTCTGGCTATGGACGCGATAGACTCACGCTCCGGTCCTTTGAAGAAATTCTTAGGACTGGAAATCACTCCAGAAACGATCTGGAACCTGACCCCATGGAGCTGGGCCGTCGATTGGGTGTCAAACACTGGAGATGTCATTTCGAATCTCCAGAGCTGGCAACGCGATGGCATGGTGATGCCGTATGGGTATGTGATGGAACATGTTCGTTCCGAGCACACCTATACGTATGGGGGTCCAACCGGTTGGTTAGGAGCCTCACAACCGACACCCGTTACTTTCGTTTCTGAAACGAAGCAACGTCGTCGGGCAACACCCTTCGGGTTCGGCTTGAAGTACGGTGACTTCAGTGACCGTCAGAAAGCCATAATCGCGGCACTTGGTATATCCAAGGGCAAGTGATTGACATGTTGTTTACGTCAAACCGCCACAGGGAGCATACCAATGCTCCTAGGAGTGATGCCTATGTCTCTGACCGATCCACTGTCCATTACCATCTCGGGCGTTACGTCTTCCGTCCCCCGCGTTAGCGTGGGTGACGATAAGTCGGAATACTCGTCTGGCGATGGGCTGCTGACGGCTACGTTCAGCCACCTTTACCAGCAAGGCAAGGGTGACAGGACGCGCCGTATGGCGCGGATCGACGTTCGGAAGTTGGCTCCGGATGTGTTTAAGCCGAGCGAGAATGTGGAAGTGTCGATGGCGACTTACGTCGTCTTCGATCTCCCTCTCGCCGGCTACACACCTACGGAAGCCAAGGCCGTTTTCGATGGCTTCATCGCCACCTTGAACGCCTCTTCCGGCGCGATGGTCACGAAACTGCTCGGCGGGGAGTCGTGAGACGACCCTCCGTGCGCTTCGGATCACCGTGCCACAGGTACCATGAGTGATCATGATGACATACCCGAAAGGGATGTCCACCGTGATCCTTCACGTCCTCCTCGAGGTTCCCTCGGGAGGAGAAGTGTCGACTACGACGACCGAACCAACCTTAATAAAAGGATATTGGTAACGGTCGTTGTTGTTGTCGACGCTTTGTACCTAGTGGGCGAAGCTATCATTACGGGTCAGAATCTCTGCCCATGATGAAGGCTGTCAAACAGACTGGTGTCTGTGTCGTCTGGGGACCCGCGGACGAGGAATCGCCCAAGGGTATCCTACAAGTGACCATCCGTCTCGGCACCCGCCGAACAACGGAAGATCATCTTGCGGTTCAAGCACTACTGGATGCGGTAAAACGCATTCAGGAGTTGCCTGATCCCCAGATGGGATAGGCATCTTAGTGCAGCAATACATTCCACACCACAGAGGGAAGACCCCTCGAAAGGACGGACATGGTTAACCATGAGGCCCTGGAAAGGGTATTCGCTCTCATCTCCAGTAACCTGGGATGGGATCTCTGTGACTGGGAATCGAGTGACAAACTCGAACTCCAGTCGGTACGAGACGCTCTCCAACCGGAGAGCGACGTCATCTGCGAGCACGGTACGTGGTCGGTAGTCCGTATGGACTCCTTCCACTCCTTGTTCGTCGATGCGTACAGGTGCGAGTCGTAACTGCATCTGAACTAGACGTAGGCTAAGGATGCATACACCCCCTAATACAGGAGGGATGCTGAAAAGCCTAACGTCACTCTGGTCCTGTACAGCCAATGAATTGGCTGTGCGATGCTGCACCAGCGCCACTCACGACATAACAACTGTCGTGAGGCGTGTTGAACACGAGG